ACTTAGCTTGCGTGCCAGAAGTTGATGCTGTTGCAGTAGCTGCAGGCGTGTTGGCCTGACCACCCATTCCAGAGTGAACAGAGCAGTAGTAATACAGCGTTGGAGCGTCAGTGGCTACCTTGATTCGTGTGTAGGCACCAGCAGAACCAGGCGTTCCAAATGTCGTCACGCCTGTGGTGTATTCCGTTCCACCGCCATGTGTGCCGTTACTGGTCGTTGAAAAACGCAGCGGGTGGCCAGAGTTTGACGAATCAGACTGATCAAACAAATAAACCGTGCCCTCTGTCAGCTCCAACGTCTCAGCGTTGCTGCTGCCACCGTTGAACCGATACTTGTTACCACCGCTATCCACAACAGTGACCGTATAAGTCACAGTCTGAACCTCGGTAGCTTCTGGCCTCAACGCATCAGTATTGGACGACCAGCCAGCAAGGGCGTTGTCGGGCAACGTAAAAGTGTTGAACGTGCCCTTCACCTCGTCGTAGTGATCGAGAAAAAGCTCTGCTGATGCGTCTCCAATGTTGGTGTAAGACAGGCTCAGCTTGGGTTCAGTCCGCTCGCTGCCATACAGGATCCGCACCTCTTGCCCGCTCTGTGACTTAAACGTCTTGATCGGATAATCGCCAGGCGAATAACTACGACTGGTGGGCTGTAACGCTGTAGGGAAAGCCATCAGTCAGAACGCTGGGGATACACCTCAAAGAGGTCGCTACGAACTACTTGCTGTGCAAGCAGGCTTCGCTCGTCATCATCACAACGATACTCGGACGCAACAATGTCTACCGTGCCCTCTTGTGAAAACGTCAGCTGCTCCACCATGTAAATGTTCTGCGAGTTTTGTCGCTTCAAAATCGTGAAGACGCTGCTATGGAAGTTGCTGTCAGGCACCGTTCCATTAACCACAGTCATCACGCCCTCTTGAACTTCTTGCTCAGAAGCTGACTTGTAATACGAAACGTCGTACTGGCCATCAGCCAAGTCGCTTACAGACGTCACTGCACCTGTAGAGGTAATCGTTCCGTTGTTGGCAACGCTATACGGACTGGATGTAGTGGTCACTTTAATGAAGTCACCTGCTCCAAGGTCCAAGCCATGCACGGTCGTTGAGAACTTGACCGTATGCGTAATCAGTTTGCGAAGCAGCAAGAAGTAACGAGCAACCAGCTGAGCGTGCTCACTGCTAGTGCAGAACTGCGTTAGGTCAAAAGTCTCAATCGGTAAATCCTCTTGACCCTTAAGTCGAACCTCGATTGAACGTTCTTCAGGCAGCTTGTTTTGACGCTCTTTGCGGTAACGCACCACTGCCTTGAAAGGCTGGCGCTCCTCTGCAGCCAAATACTCCAGCTGGAACGTGTCTTCCAGAATGTTGCCGTCAGTAAACAGCTGTTTAATCGGCACCGCACCAGTTGAAATGGTGCCATCAGAGTTGACTGGGACAGCAGGTTTGATACTGAACTTGCCGTTGCTAATCAGGAAATTGCACAAGAAGTTAGGCGCAAGCTGACTAATCAAGCCTCTGATGTTGGAGCGGTCAGCAATGGCACCATTGAAGAACAGGTTGTTGGCACGCAAGAACTTAGAAGTCTCCTGCAGGTCAGCAACGTTAAGCAGGCTCGGGTTGTCTTCAGTCATCTTCAACAGATGACCCGCTCCAGCAACGTCGTCAGTCAGTAAGAAGTGGACAAGATCTGTAAACAGGTTGCTTGGCCCATCTTCTTGGTTGTAAGTGGCGCTGGAGCTGTCGGACTCGTAGGTTGTCTTGTCTGGGTGAAGTCGCTTGACGTGGATACCTTTTGACAGCCATACGCGCAGCTGATCAAGCTGGTTGAAATTACGGCTTGCCTTGATCACCAAGCCAGCTGTAGTCATGCGGTCATAGTCAGGTACTCCGTCGTTCCTAGAAATCTCATTGACATAAACGATCTGATGCTCAGGTCCGTTCTGGTTGGACTTCTCCACATAGTCTCGATAAAAGCTGATGTCAGCCGTTTGGCTCTGACCTTCAAAAATTCGCTCTGCAGTTTGAACGACAGGTGTTGGAGCAGTTATCTCCGCTAGTTCTTTGACCTGCCAACGCTGTCCAACGTCCCGCCCTCTTGTAAAAGGATTCTCGCCATCATGTGAAGGCAGGTCGTCAACAGTCTCGTCAAGGCTGAACCCAGTGCTTGTATGCACTGAGTCAACATCAATTTTCTTGATTGCCCACCCCTTGGTTTCAGCAGACCAATGGTCTTCAAGAGATACAACTTCTGCTTGCAGATCAAGAACTAGATTTTTGGAACCAGAAGCAATCGTCCTGTTTACCGTTCGCGTTTCGCCAAGTCCATAGGAATTAGCGTGACCAAAGACCTCGTAGTAATACCCTTGCGTGCGACCTTGAAATCCTTCAAACCTTTGCACCTCTGTAATGCGAAATCTAAAGCCCGAGAAGGTCATCACATCAGACCCGCTCCTAGTAAATGGATTGCTCGATGGATAATCAGAAGAATCGCCACCTTCAACGTTCGTTCCACCTTGCCCTCTTTTTACAGTGACGACTTCGTTTACAGAGAAGTTGCCTGAGCTTTTTACAATGCTGCGCTCTCTAATTGCCCAAGCTTTTGTAGTTGCATTCTGAGCTGCTGTTCTAGCGTGGTGATTGTCGGGGAGATCAATCTTCTCAAACTTATACCGGAACTGAATCCAACGGTCCGTTCCAAAATACTCTTTGAATTCAACCACAATTTCGTTTTGGCCAAAGTTCTCTGGCCTGCCTGAGTCTCCGTAAATATCAGTCATGATGTCGTAGGAGAATGCTCCGTCCTTGCCGCCTGTAGGCACGTTCCAGCTTGTTGTGGCTACACGAAAATCTTCCCCGTCTTCCGTTCCGTTGACTGCTCTGTTCTCCGCAGGCAACGTATCTGAAGGTAAAGACTCAAAGGCAGTGACAACGCTTGGTTTTGTTCCAATGCTTGTCGTGCCGCCACTTTCAGTTGCTTTTGTCGAAAACTCTTTGTTACGCTTTAGCTTGGAAAGCTTGATTGCAGCAGGCTGAGTGTTTCTATCTTTGCCTGCAGCTGTAATAACAAAACGTCCATACTTGGTTGTATCAACTTGGCGAGTCACAGTTGAAAACTGTGCAGTAGCGGCTGCTGTCAACTGAATAACATCAGTCGAGTCATCTAGCTCTCGAAGCTCTGCTCCTGAAACAGGGACAAACTTGAATTCATACTCGCTCGGATCTCGCTCAACGGGGTGCTGAAATCGAATGAAGCTGTACTGATCAACGGGCTTTGAACCTGTTACTGCAAATAAAGGAGCTAAACGCTCGTACTCGAACTCAGAGCCACTAGCATCAACCCCTGCGCGTCGTACAAATACAGCAAAACAAGAAGTCCTCTCGATCGTTGAGTTGATTACACCACCAGCAATCTGCACTCTGTCTTGGTCAAGCTGTTGCAACCTCTCTGGAGAAGGGAAAACAGTAAAATTAGACAGGCCATTCAACGTTTGAAAGACCCGACTTTTGATTCCAATCTCAGTCACGTCAGCTGGCCGGTTGTTTCGCACCACTGCTTTTGTGTACTTGGTAAGCGGGAAAAATCCTGCGCCAACTCCGTTGCCATCTTCTATGTAACCATCAGTAGGAGCAACAACCTTTACCGGATGAACTAAACCAATTTTTTTGGCTTTTGATTCGCTAGTGTCAATGCACTTAAGAGTTATGGTTTGGTTTTCAGTGCCATCATCGGTAACGTCAAACTTTGGTACGCTGCGAGCAATAACTTGCCATACCGTTCCAGCGATTGAAAATAGCTCACCAAGCTGCAGCTCGTCATCCGCTGCGCGTTGCATTGACTTAACTTGATTGTTGATGTCATCAACGTCTACGCCTCTTTCATCATCAGATCGACGATAAAAATCGCTTGGAATCTGAGAGTCATGAATCAAAAACTCAATTTGATCTCCAACAGAGACAGTTTCTTCTTTCCTTAAATCGTCATTCGTGATGCCAGTGCCGTTTAACGACACAATACCCATGCGTGGGCTGTAGTTTCGTCCGTTCAGCTGTTGATCAACAATACCGGCATTTCGACGTGCGTTTTCAAGGTCTTCATTGCCATCACTAAAGAAAGTTCCCATTCTCATATCACGCGCTGTGCGTAGATACCTTCCCTCTTTATTGGCATCGTCAACACTGCCGCCAATCAAGCGCTTACGATCACCATCACCAGCAATTTTGATTCTTTGAATTGTTGGGTTGATTTCGCCTGAGTTGCTTGTTCCTCGTGGAATTGAAACGGGCGTGAAGTTCAACCTGTAATTTGTGCCATTTGCAATCGCTGCATACGCCCCAAACTCAACGTTGTTCGCAGGGCTGTAGGCATGGCAAAAACCTTCGTCACTATCAACAGTTGTTGGGCACAAGAAAACATCAGTTTCAGGGGTAGGGTCTCCAGCGCCTGGGGTGCCACTTGTGCCATACGCTTTATTGCCAGCGCGAATTCTGTGCTGACCAGACGCTGTGGTGTTGCGTTTCCAGTAGAAAGCAAACGTATCTGCAAACATCACATCAAGAGCATTGTTGCCCAAGAAAATGCCTGTCAAATCAGGTAACGCAATCCCGTCAAGTGCGGCTCCATCAGCACGCCCTTGCTCGCCTACAACAAACATCAACTTGGCTGCTTGTTGCGTTCCAAGGCTGAACATGCGTGACCACACCAGCTTTGGCGTGACCAGCATTCCGCCTACGTTTTGGTCATACAGGCCAAAGACGATGGG